TATTATTGGAAGACAAATATATTCCCTCTAAAAGAATAGTATTTGCAGATGCGGTTACAGTATTTCCAGCAGTATATGTATTTGCAGTGGTAGATATATTCAAGGTAAACGCATAACCACTGCTACCCACTGGATTATCCAACAATGTGTTTGTAAAACTGTTGATATTGTCTGTGTTATATTGCATAGCAACTTGATTTGTTATGCCACCTACATTGAAACCTGCTCCAGAACCACCTCCGCCAAAAACACCAGATATTGTTCCATATGCAGTGCCAACTTGATTGTTGACATAATCGCCAGCAGTAAAATTCAAACTGGGAGAAAAATTTATAATTTCAACAAAGGAACTATTTGCAAAAGTAACCATACCATTTGCATGTGTATTTGTATCTGTTATTGTATCTCCAAATGAAAACACAGTATTGGGACTACTATTTGTTAAAGTCAAATTGATTGTTGTTGCAACGGTAATATTTGCGTTTGAATTGAATCCAGAACCACCATTCAATAAATTGAATGTAACACGACCATTTTCATTTATTGTAGCAGCAACTCTTGCTTTTGCTCCATATCCAGTTCCTTGCACAGAAAGTATATCGCCGACAGAAAATCCCAATCCGCCGTTTTCAATTGCAATAGCAGTCAAAGAACCAAGCACCGTTGGTGCATTCGATGGATTTAAATTCGAAATAGTTTCACAGAGAATTTTTTCGCCATATTTGAATCTTCCATCCGGAGAAGTTATATACAATAAATTTACAATCTTATTGTTTATATTTTTTCTTGCTACCGATTCTACTATTGCTGTAGCGGTTTTGCTTGTGTTGTATATTTGCTGTTTTACCAAAAGCGGTAAAAATGGGCTATCGGAAACTTCTATATATTTTGGAACTACCCACGATGCTTCTGAAGCCGTAAACAGATAATTTCCAAGCGCATTTATTTCTATATCTTCATTGAATAACAATCTAAACAAAAGTTGATATGCACGAGGAGTTCCTTTGGATCTATACAATTCCAAAGCATGTTTTACCATGAGTCTTTTATCTATAACAGCATTTGTTGGAAATGCATTCAGATATTCTGTTCTGAAATGTTCTAAAAATGAATCCAATGTGCGATCAACATCCGCTAAATCTGGTAAAGACCTTGCATAATAAAGAGTTTGTTGATTCGATTCCATCCATTCGTAATATGCCTGAACAAATGCAATGAAATTTGGACCTTCAGTATTATAAAAAGAAGGAAATTGTTTTTGTATAAATGGCGATATTGTTTTTTCTATCGACATATTATGAACTCAAAGGATTTGCAGAAATATTGAGATTGGATAAATCTATTTGAACTACTACATTTCCGTTTACAGATATATCTTGTTCTGCTGGAGTTGCTGTAAACTGAATCGATGGAGATTGAGTATCACCCAAACCAGTTATAGTTATTTGAGATAAAGAGATTGTTCCCATTGAATAATCGATTGTTCCGACAGCGGTATAATTTTGTGCCGATGGATTTGTAACATCTTGAAGATATACGGTATTTGTAGAATTTACAACTGAAACACCGCCGCCAGAATTTTGAACTAATGTGAATGTATTGTTGTTTGGATTATAATCCGTATACATATATTGTCTGTTTTCGCTGACAAATACTGTAGATGAAAAGGAACCTGCTACTATAGGATTTCCATACGATATATTGATAGATGTAGGAGTATTCAACGAAGGAACTATATCTTTTCGCATGATTGTTGTTGTTTGATTGCTGCTGATACTTGATTCAGCGCCGTTTATAGCTTCTTCCAATCTAGATAAACTGAAAACTTTATTGAATCCTATCAAATTTGCATTATTGAACGTTTGAATTGCATTGGATATCGAAGTTTCTATATCTACTATAGAATTTGTCGTGGCATTAGAATCGAATGTAGCAGAGGAAGTTATTTCCAAATACAAATAATCCGGGTCTATAACTATTGGTGTTATTCCTATCGTACATTTGTCAGATAAAAATGTTTGAATATCCAATTTTTCTATTCCAGAAAATGGAACACCCGATTGAGACATTACAGCAACGTATACTTTTCCGTAATCGACAGATCCACTTACAGTTTCTCCACCAAATGCATGTGCAGCGGCTGCATCTGCATAATTTTGCAACACTAAAGTTTCATAATCTCTTGTCGTTATTGCTCTTTCCTGAACTTGATATGCTCTGGGAGCATTGTATCGTATCGATTCTATACTTTCAGCATTCGATCCATTGTATGAATTTGCCAAAACCGTCAATGTATAATTGGGCGCTGTAGACAAACCATTTGCTGGGCCCAAATTTGTATTGATTGAAAAATTCGAACATCCATTTCCATCTGTGCCACTTGTCATTCTATATGTTGCAAGTATAGTCGATCCATCCAATGGCGTTCTGCCGAATGCATTATCGCCAAAAACTATTTCCCACGATGTATCGGAAACTGCCTGAACAAAAAATACAGGAGAAGTATTTGAAACATTGAATAAACTGGATGCATGTTGATATTGAATATTGTTTGCGCCATTGTTTTCTACAGATACTACGCTGATCGTGCTTGTATCGACATTCATATTGGACAGAATGAATTGCTGACCTTCTATTCCATAATTCATAACAAACGAATCGGTTGCATATGAACCTTCGTATATTTGCAAATTTGCTTGAAATTGATTGTTTGAAGGATACAAATATATGTTATTGTCAGTAGTAAATGTATAACTTCCGTTTGCGTTTTTTCCACTGAAGCTTGTACCTGCCGGTATATTGAATATAGAAAGCGGAGGATTTGGTTGTGGAAATACTGCATTGACTATAGCAGTAGACGATTTATAAGACCTTGGAGTATAATTCAATTCCTTGGCACGAGATACTACAGAAGACCTCAATTGAGCGGAATCCAAAAACATTTCAGACGCAATCATATTCAAATAGAATGCATTCAACGAAGTATTGTATGAAAGCAAATCTATCAACACATTCAGATTGGAACCTGCAAAGTTATAATCCTGAAATGTAGGTTGACTGGAAAGATAGTTTATCAAATTTGCTTTGATTGTATCGAAATCCAGCGATACTAGATTGAGAGAAGTATTTGCCATGGATTATCTAACTCTTTTCAACAATATATCTACGTTTTGTATGGTTGTTGTATTTATTATAGAGAAAACTATATTTACTACCACAGTTTGTTGTGTTGCGTCTGCCACTGCCACGACATTCAATACATGAATTCTTGGTTCGCAATTTTGCAATGTCTGCTGTATATGAAATGCCAAATCGTCCGCCGTTATAGAATCTGCCATTTCAAATAGCGATCCCATAACATGCGAACCTATAGATGGTTGAAAGAATCTTTCACCATAATTGGTATATACTAAATTTTTTATGGATTGTTTTATTGAATTTTCGTTGCGTATTCTAGCAACATCGCCCGTTATTGGATGTGCGCGAAAATCGTTCAAAAAATCGGAAAATATATCTGGTGTTTTTTGTGGTTGTGTATATAAATCCGCTCTCGATATACTGGCCATATTCAATTATCCTATGAATACGTTAGGGCTACCGACAATTATAATGTTATCGGTAGTGTATATATCTCCTATACGACCGGCACCCAAACCATCGATCAATACAGTAGAAGATGAAGTTGTAAGCGGAGATATATCTGGACCACAACCATGAAATGGGTGCGGACCTACTAAATCGCCAAGTCTAACCGCAGGTTGTCCATTTATAAAAACAGTTGGAGAACCGGTACCTGTTGTTGTCATCATAGGACCATTGCAGTATTTACCAACTCCCGATTGCGATAAAACTGCATCTCCCGATCTTGCTGCTGCTTTTGCGGCCATGTATTGTTTTCCATGATTGTGCAGACCAAATATTATTTTGTGGTCCCGTTGGTGTATTTATATTTATACAACAACTTCTAGAAGACTGGTTTACCAGTTCCTCAAAATTAAATTTAAAAAATGGAAAACAAAATATTTTAAATCATTTTAAAATGAAGCGCGATAAAATAAGTAGATGCAAAACCAACAGCAATAGCCATTGTATTATACGATTTTCGATATTCTCTGTTTAAGGCATAAGACAACGATCTTCCCATTATAAAAAATACAATTCCAAACATTATATAATGCACAATATTTTCCTAATATCTATTTGTTCTTGAGAGCCATCGAGAGGCTTCGCAAGATGGTTTATAAAATTGATTCACCATTTGCCATTTAGATATACTAATATCCATAAAATAGATGAAAATAATAGCAATATTATGGCACACGCTATGAATTCACGAAAAAATCTCTTTCTTTTTATTTTTCTTGGAACACTTTGCATGTTCATGTTTTAAAATCCTCGTTTTCATTTACCATCCATATATGAAACCAAACATTGTCCATAATATTTCTTTGAATAGGATCTACAAATGAATATACTGCAGAAGTCCAGACTTTATCTGAGATATGTTTAGCATACTTCAAATGTGCTTTATCCATACAATCATATTTAATTTTATTTACGATTTTCATATATTGGAACCAATCATAGATTTATGGTAGGGATGAGAGGATTCGAACCTCTGCGTGACGGAATCAAAATCCGTTGCC